TGGACGTTCACACGAACAAAGTGTGTGGTTATGGACAGGGCCCCGCTGAGCGTTTTGGTACGCTGAGCGCCTTCCATATCTGCACTATCTACTCACCTCGCCTCCACAATCGAGTTACTCTTGAGCGGTCACATCCATAGGGCCCTGATCTGTCACCGTAGTGACGTGCATCCTATGAAAGCGTAAACAACTGGTTTCCCCAAACCAGAAGGTGACTCATCTGGACCCGAGAGTAAAACTATGTGGCAAAGCTAAGCTTACCAGACAATGCACTGCCATTCCGCAGCATTTATATCCCGGAGCCACCGGCCTGCAATTTATATACCGTTGCAGACAGGTCGACCGAAGTGGACCTTACTCACGGTGGCGCTATTTGTATCCCGCCGCATTAGTTTCCCGGACGGTTCAGGGGGACAGCCTAGCTGCCCCCCCGATGAAAGTTTGTTAAATCCTAATAGCTGCCCTACGTTGGCCACCATATGCAACTGCACCAGTTGCCATCGCCAAGTTCGCAAAGCTACCGACCATGTCGATATTAGAACTAGCCCAATTCGCAGCCTTATCAAGGACATTCACGACATGGTCCAATGTGTTCTTGCTGAACGATCTTGACGTTGTAGGATTCACAATGCCCTGTGACACATCAGGTATATACTCGTAGACAGCGACCATCCGTATGCGTAATCCAGTAGAAACTGGAATTCCCTTCCACACCAAAGCCAGAGCTCCTCGCCGAGCAAACTCCACCCCTGGTGTGTCGGTGTTAGCATCAATGTACATCTGGTCACCATCATTTGGTCTCCACCTGAACTCTAACATCTGAGATGGCATCCTGCAAGACGCCTGGGTCACAACGCCCACAGCATCAGCAGACAGAGTGTCGCCGAAGTTCGCAAGTCTCCCTGGCACGTTGCCGTACATCAGGTACCCCTGGCGATTTTGCTCGGTACCAGGCCAATAAACCTGGAAGCAAGCAGATACACAACGGACCACCGAAGCGAGACCGGGTAACTGACTGCCACCTGGGATCTGAGATAGGGGCATCTGCACATTCACCGCCGCACCACTACTTGTAGCAGAAGTCATCGACAGTGCATGAGACGCATTCCCTCCATTGACTCCAAAAGCCCCAGGCGTCCAAACCAAATATCCAGCGGTACCTGTCACACCATTGAAACCGACAAAGTCTGTCTCGTAGCGCGTCAGGATCCCACCCTCCGAACCGGCGTAGGTGGGGTGGCAAAGGGGAGCGCCACACGGGTCTCGCAGAAGCTTGGCATAAGCCAGTGCCTCCGCATCCAGTGTGCCGCCTCCCATTGCTCTTCCTTTTGAAACTTTCACATTCTTTCTTTTCTTGCCCTGCTGACCTGTACCTTTCTTACTCTTGTTCCCTTTCTTAGCCATTTTACGCTGTATGGGGATACAGCAAGCACTCTTTTATGTCTATCTGAAACTGGTGTCGCCACGTTTCAAGGAAGATGGGGTCGGCATGTCTCACTGTCATGAGGGAGAAATAATTCTCTGCCATTATTTGCTCGTCGGGAGTAACTCCAAATGCCAAGTAAAACGAATGGCGTGTGCGAGCGGTAATCCTACTAAGTTTCCGGTCCATACCTTTTGCAAGGTACGTCATCCCAGATTCCCAGTAGGGGTGGCTGGTAACTTTGCCACCTTTCCGACCACTGCGCATCAAAGCCCGGTAAAACTGGTCTAACACTGGAATTCCCCCCGCGAGCGATAGGCCGCATTCCCCAATCGAGTAAGCCCACTTCAAGAAGCCTCCTGCAGTAGAGATATCAATGATGCATGTGCAGTCCTTGCTGAGACAATCCTTGACGTTGCGGACCATAATGTAACCCTGGTCTTCAGTCCAAACTGGGCGACACTGACAAAACTCGACCTTCTCGACATCGTACACAGTGTCCTCCACTTTCATAGAGAACCCCATGTCCATAAACCATTGTCCTAGAGAGGCGCGAAATGTGACAGCATCCCTTTGCTCCAGGAAGACTACGCAGTCATCCCCGTTGTTTATCAGTTTGGATTTCACTCCTATTTCTTCGCAATAGGCCCAGACCAGTGCACACATAATCAAACAATTCCCCAACGCCGTATTCATGTCCCCCGACATTCGCATCCCTTCAATCTCATACTTTACAGTTCCGTCCCGTGCCCTGCCGTAGCACCGGGTCCCTAATTGCCAGGAGAGAAGCTTCAAAAGTTCAGGGTCTCTATACACAGAGTTGTACACTGAATGCTCCCAAACCAAGGCCTGTTTTGACACATGCTGGTCAAACCTGCTTGCATCCAGACCTATTGCACATGGCTTTCTGAACTTATCCCATTTGGACTTGATCAGTTTGCCGACTTGTGCGGAATTGAGACCTTTAGAGACCGTGACATCCTCCCAAATACGCTTGATACCAGTGTAGATCTTGTGCTCCAGCGGCCTAAGAAACTTCCCAACTTCAACGTTGTACCTCGGATGACGCGGATGAATCAACCGGGGTGGTGGATCTGGTTTGGCTTTCGTGAACTTAATCTTTTCAGCCTTCAAAAAGGACTTTGAGCTAGAGTCTCGTCGTTGAACGGGCTTCTGGCGCAAGCTCTCGACAGCCGCCTCATAGATAGTGCGCTTGCGACCGCGGTATAGCGTTGGAAACTGCTCTCTGGTCATCGCGGTGGTCGAAGGCAACACCCTAAGAAGTCGGCGCTTAAACTTCGTAAGCCTAGCTGCAAACACCCCTTTCCCTGGAGTGGGAGGTCTAACAAAATTTCCGTCATTGTTCTTGACATAACGTACCCGCTCCAGGACACCACGCTTGAAGTTGGCCACAGTATTATTGTGGACCCCATAATTGACCTGTGTTCCCATATACATTATCCTGTACACTTTCCTTCGCTCATCCCGTCCCTGCTGCTGCTTAATGACGACCACACTTGGATCCTTAGCCTCGGAAGGCTTTGAGTCCACGCCATATTTCACAGCAAGGCACCCCTATTCCTCATCTAAAGGGTCATATGACCCAAGGCTTGACTGGCTTGGTTCAGTTCCATGGCTCGCCACCAAACTGCATGGGACGCGCGCCCAGTCCTCAAAAGACCAGTACTTGCGCGCTTTAGCCCTTTCTTTCTTCTTTGCAGCGGCGGCGACTTGTATTCTACGTGCGTCAATCTCCGGCTGGTATTCAAGGAAAAATTGAGCAGTAGCAGCTGGATAAATCGCAAGAATGTGGGATGGTCTGACCTTATCATCCTTGAGCTCGTCTCTGATGAATTTCGAAACCATAAGCTCGTTAGCCTCACTTCGCTCAGTTGTGCCAAATTGGGCCTTTGCCCTCCAGACCATCTCAGCAATCTTGGACTTCCTTGGTCTGCCGTATACCACTCTACCGTCGCCTCCAGGTATTCTAACGTCTTCTTCTTGCTCGCACCTATCAATCGTACGCGCCAAGTCCCTTGAAAGCTCCTCATCACTTGTATGAAGAACCCTCTTCCGCTGGGTCCAACAAAACCAGCCCAGCCTTGAGGCCACACCCCCGACGAGGGAGGCGAGCACGATGCTCTCGATGACAGGCATGTTGTGAGAGCACAGCCCCCAACTACCTCTAAGATCGTCAAAGGAGACGTAAAAGTGCCTAACGCCAAGGGGTCACGAGTCACAGCCTGACTTTTCGTATGTTTCAACATGTGTTGGCTGCTTCTATCGCAGCCCTCCGAATTGATGTTGTCTTACGACGGGAGCCTGAGGCCCTGGTACAACCTCTTGGCACGAACACGTAAAATGGTCCTCGATGTGCGGTATCTCCTCCTGCACCTGCGGCTCGTACTCGTATCCCCAGGTACTGTAGGCGTGCGTGCTAGCTTCCACAAACGAACTAGCAGGACGTATGCTGTAGTTACTAGTAAACACGTGGCTATCAAACCAAATACCACCAACAAACCAAAATACGGGCTTCCAAGGCCCTGGCGACCCCTCAGCAACAAGGAGAAACCAATGGTCCCACTCTCCAGCCTGCTCTAGAAAGCGGTCTGGCCCCTCCAACACACGTATAACCTGCAGGCAACTCCGAGCACACAATGCCTGAGCAAGAGCTTCTAAGGAGTCGTCACAGCAGTCCAAGTTCTGGCACTCGGGAGCCTGAAACATGCGCTGCCACCCGAACGAATGGGTAGCCTGCGACTTATAAACACACACACAGATCACCTAGCGACGGTACAAGGGCCGCTTGTTGGTAAACCTAGGGAACCGGCGCAGCGTATAGCTGCACTTTGGTTCGAGCTGAAACGAGACCCTGGGGA